CGATGTCAGCAAAGCTGTCTGGGTCACGGTAGTTCTCAACTTTGTTGATCTGCTCAGCAGAAGCAACAGCATCGTCCTGACCACATACGATAACGCCATAGTTATCGTCTTGCGCAGTTACGCCAGAAGTACCAGAACCCGTGCCTTTAGCAGGCAGCGCATTGGACTGATAGACACGGAAGCCGTGAATGTTGTTCAACACCAAGCCATTTTGCAAGCCTGCTCCACCGAAGTCAGCATTCAACATGCGTGAATCTTCGTCTTTGAGCATCTCAATGAACACGGCGTCAAGTACAACCCAACGTCCACGTGCTTCTACGTTTGCTTGATCCATCTTACGAGCCATACGTGCAAGCACGGTCAATGGAGAAACAGTTGTAGCTGACAGGGCAGTTGCACCTGGCAAGCGTGGAGCCAATGGAATGGAATCACCTGCAGTCGCTGAACCAGAGATGGTCAAGCTACCGAAGTCAGTTGCGTCCAAGTGGTTTGCAGCAATGTATTCACCAGTCGCTGTCAAAGCAGTTTGCTTATCGCCAGCGGAAGTAGTGATATGAGCACCTGCAGTTGTGTGACCTGAGAGGTACGACAACACGTCTGTGTCCATAGCATCAGCCATCTTATAGGCGGCACGATCAGCAGCCAAAGATGTGAAGTCTACATTTGAAAACTGCTCTTCAATGTCATCCATTTTGAAAGCAAAGTAGTTAGCTTGGTCAATGGTGAGCGAGAAGTCAGAGTCATCAAGTTTCTCTACTGAGATACCTGTGTGACGCTGCAAAGAGTTGACTGTTACGTCTGGCTCTTTTTGAATGCGAACAGTGTCGCCTTGGTTTGCAATCTCACCAAAGTAAGAGTTGTTGGTGATTGCGTTAGTTACAGCAGAGCGGCGCAGTGCGATCTGTGCTTGTTTGGAGTAGATAATTGGGGAGAAGTTCCCGTCAAACCCACCACCAGCGGTTCCAATAGCCATAATAATTCTCCTTTATAGATATGGCGTGAAAGTTAGACACTACATATCCACAATAAAAGAGGCTCTTTGTTCTAGGGTAGTCAGCATTGCTATCAGGATTGCCATCCTTCAAGCGCTGGGCCTATACTCAGAGGTAGTTCTTCGTGTGGCTAGTGCTTATTGAAAAGCATGTACAGGCAGTTAATGCCTGACACTGTACATACCTATAGTTTTATCTATGATTAAAGAAATGTCAACTTATTTCTTTGTTACATCATAAATAAACTTACCAGAGCGCTGAGCATCAAAGATCTCATCCATGCGCTTCTCGTATTCTTTTAATGACATCTTTTCTACCTGTGATTCACTGAGGTACTTAGATGAGTCATCTGTATCTGGTGTAGCCCGTCCCTTAGCCTTGACTGAGGATGCAGCTGCTTTATCAGAGCTATTAGAGCTTTTAGTCTTAATGCCTTGATCTGACTTATAAAGATCAATAACACGTGCAACAGACTTAGCGTCTTCACTATTCTCGTACAAAGCATCCTGTACAACTTTAGGCTGTTTCTCTGCCCAAGCATGAAACGCATCATCTGCACGAATCTCTTGAAAGTCAGGGTGAAAGGACAGCAACTCTGCTTCTGCCTTTTCACGCTTAGCTGTTGTGCGTAACGCTTCAATCTCTTTTAAGCGCCCATCCAAGTCAGCTGCACGTTCATTAGCTTTCTTATCAGCGATAGCTTCTACGATACCTGCAACGTCTGGATACTTCTTAGCCCAAGCCTCTACCTCATCTTCTGACTTAGGTAGTACAAGCTCATTCTTTGTAGCAGCATCAAGTTGAGAAGTTAGTTTATCTAGCTTAGCTTGAAACTCTTTCTCTTTCTCTTGAGTGTGCCGCCGTAGATCACCATAACGTTTCTTAAAGTTCTTCTCTTCTGAACTTAGCTCTTCATCTTCTTGTGCTTTAGCTTGTGGTTCTTCTTCTTGTTTGGTACTACTCTCTGTCTGTACTGAGGGTTCGACAGGCTCTGTGCTACTGGATTCCGCTTCAACAGTTTCTTCTTCTGTTTCATCTGTGGTAACCCCTGCTTGCTTGAGCAGTTCTTTTAGTTCAGCCTCATCACGTTCTACACGAGACAGGTTACGTTTATGGGACATTGAGTCCGTTTGAATTAAAGCTTCTGACATTGTATTTCCTTATGTTGGGGCCAGCCTTAGCTGGGTAGCCTTATTGTTTTATGGTAGTTAGTAGTTACTTCTTTTTCTTCTTAGGCTTGGATGCGAGACCGCCTCCTGAGAAACCTCTTCCACCACCTTTGGCAGATGACTCAAGTTTCTCTTTTATTTTAGCGCCTTCTTTTTGTATGTCACTAATCTCACTTTCAGTGGCTAGGCTTTTTTGTGCAGCCTTCACTACTTTAGCTGTACCCTCATCTGCTTTACTGGCTGCATCAGCGAATATGTCAGATGGGCCACTGTCATCACTATCATCTGTATCACTAGAAACAGTAGGTGCTAATGGGCCTTTATAGTCTCTAGCACCTGGCTCATCGTCCAAACTAGTAACAGTGATAGGAGAAGGAGCTTCAACAGGTGTCATACCTGTTGGGACATATCCTTCTTCTGGGGTATATGCTAAAGCTGCTTCTACTGTATCGGTGATCTCCTCAGGGGTCATTACAGGATCTGCTACACCAGGTTTTACCTCAGGCTTCTTAGCTTCCTCTGTCTTACCAAACAGACGCTCAAACAAACCAGGCTGATCTGCAGTCATAGTCTCTGTAAGATCTGTGTAGAAAGCCTTTTGCTTAGCATCCAGAGAAGGATCTTCCATACGGCGCTCAAGCTCTTTAGTGACTTGCTTGGACTGATGCCACGTAGCTGCTTTGAATGCCATACCCATAAGAGGGTTAAGCATACCTAAGCCTAATGCAATAGCGTTTCTATTTGTATCTTTCTGTGCGTCAACTAGATCACGTAACTCTGATGCTGACAAACCTTTGTAGTCAATAGGCTCAGGATCTGGTGTGCTTGTATCAAAACCACCATCATCATCATTAACAACAGATTTAGCTTCACTAGGAACAGCATCAGGAGTATAGGGAGAGTACCCATCAGGTACTGCACTCATAGGCATACCGTTGAAGAATAAGATAGTAATGATGTTACCTGTAGCATTGGTATACTGACGTTGCTCCATACCTGTGCCTTGGTAGTTCTCTTCTGTTAGAGGGATGTCACCTGTATCGACTAACCCACCAGGAGCATAACCAGATATGTAACCACCCTTGTTCATCGTAGGCTGTTCTGGCATACCATCGTCAACTATCTGTAGCTCAGAGATGTCAAACGGAAGTTCGTCACCACCCATCTCCATGCCAATAGGTTCACCACCAATACGTCCATTAGCTTCCATAGCAGCGAAACCACGCTTAGCTTCTGCACGAATATCCTCAAAGAACTTAACGCCAAAGAAGCGTACTACATCAGCAGGTACAACATACTCACCCTCACTTAGTTGAGCAGGGATGTCATCACGTACTTCTTCTGGTAAGGAGCCTGTAGGTACTTCATTGCCTGACACAGGGTCTACCTCTGGTTGTTCACCGAAGGCCATTTCCATCTGTTTATCCATTACTGCTCCACCCTCTGCATAGCCTGTGTGTTCAAAGTCTAGTTTTGCGTTACGGGCTAAGACAAGTGGCCCTATCTGTATTACTTCGCTTGCTTCACGTATAGGTACATGCTTATTCTCACCTGCACGAACATAAAAGCCGCCCTGCCTACGAGGGTCAAAACCTACCTGTGTCCACTCTGGATCGTTAAGGTATTGTACTGCTTTGGCTCTAATAGAGTCTACATCTAAATCCTGCACTATGCCATCAACAGTAGCATAACCTGTTTTCTCATGAGTCTCAGGTGTGTACTCTGGGTCAGCCTTACCCTTACCTATCTTCTCGCTTTTACCTTGTGAAGCTCTAAATACTACAGGCTTACCGTCTTCACTACCATAATGTATAGCCTTAGCATAAACTGTACCTTTCTCCCCTTTAGGAGACTTGCCTGCAACGATCCACGTATCATAGTCTTTGTAAGCAGGTATATCTAAACGACCTAAGAAGCGTTGACCAACAGCTAAAACAGACTTAACTACCCCTAATCTTTTAGCCTCTGCTTCTGGTAGGACAAAGAAACCATCCTTTCTCTGATTAGGCTTTAGTGAAAACACAGTAGCTTTATCAGAGGGTTCTCTTGGAAGAGCATCCCAGGCGTCAACAGGTTTAAACTTATCTACGTTATTTAAGTGTTGTTCTCTAGTGATCTTACCATCAATAAGATCCATTGTAGAGCTTTCTAACTCAGGTGTACGTACTGTCGGATTAACATCCCGTGACTCTTTTACAAACTTCTTAGTATTCTTTTGCCATGTAGCTGCATCAGGTGCTTCGTCTAGCTGAGCCATACGTGCATCATATTCTGTGTTAGATACCTGTTTGTTAGTACCTTTTGTTGAGGGTACGTTAGACTCAACTACAGTAATGTCATTACCAAAGTGTATATTGCGGCGATTCGTATTCCTAGAGTCTAGTATCTCTACAGGATGTAGACCTATCTCTGGGTCAAGAGTGTAGGGTACTTCTGATGAAGCGTCCATACCTGCCTTTTTAGGGCCATAATCCTGTGTATAAACAAGTTTAGCTTTATCACCTTTTACGGGAACAAACTGAACAGGTATTTCTGTATTTTGAAAGAGTGATCCTAGTTCGTCTACACCCTCTCTGGTCATATAAATAGTTTTACCGCTACGAGGTTGTATGCCTACAGATTCAGAGTCACCTCTTTCAGCCCTATTACGTACTGTAGTGCTATCATCAAAAACATCATATACAGAACCCTTAGACGTTTTAAATGTACCTTTTACCATACCTTTAAGAACAGGTCGTGCGCCGGGAATAATACCAGCGGCTTCAATAGCTGTCATACCAAGAGCTTTTAAGTAGTTAGGGTCATCTTCACTTAGCTCATCTTTAATATCTGAAACACCTTTGACTATACCTACAGGAGTAAAGTCTAATCCAGCCTCCATCATCTGAACACTTAAAGGGTCATCTACATTCTCGTACCGCTCATCAAAACTAGGAGAGCCTGGTGCTACTGCTGCACGTTCTTCGTCTGTCATATCAATGAGGCGTCTACGATAATCAGCCATTCACTTTGTCCCTCAAGTATTGCAGTTGCCGAAGAGCACGTAAGGCACCCTGATGTCTGTATAGCTCAGCAGTGTCTGTAACACTCTCCATGCTACGATGCTGTGTAGAGATGCGCTCCTCAATCTCAACGAGGAACTCATCCCATGTAGCTTTATCGTTAACGAAGCTCTTAAGCGACATTACCAGTAAATCCTTGCTCACCTGGTGTAGGTGCTGTGCCAATGCCTATCTGAGAGCCACCACCCCCTGAGGTGTCCTGTACGCCCTGTGGAGCCTGTCCTTCTGGTTCTGGGCTACCCTGAGGCATGTTTACACCTTCTGGCCCTGCAGGGGGCTGTACGGGAGCCTGAAAGCCTTTTAGGATCTCAGCCTGTATAGCAGCATCCTGCATGGAGTTAGTAACCTTGTCTGGGTCAAGATCCATAGACTTAGCAATCTCACGAATAACATAATCCATCTTAGCAAAGGGAGCTAGTACTGGGTTCTGTGCAACCTGTAGGAACTGCATCAAGCGTTGTGAACGTACTTCGTTAGCCATTAAGCTCTCTGTACCAGATGCGTTAACCTCTAAGTCACCACGAATAGTCTCATCAAAGTCAAACTGCATATTGAAAGAGAAGAATGATTTACCTAATGGACGCAGTAGATAGTCATCTATGTTCTTAACTACTGTGCGTATACTACCATTAGCAGCAGACATAAGCATGCTAATACCAGATGCCGTTCTACCCACACCCGAAACACCAGTTTGACCATGAGCAAAAGAAGGGAACCCAGTGCTTTCATCTGCTAATACCCGTGCCTTATCAAAGAGTTGCATGTTCTCTTGTGCTACGTTAGGGAACTTGGTGCCAAAGATTCCTTGCCCTGGAGCACCACCTTGTCTCCGAAACACTTTGCCTGGGTACACAGATAAGTCTTGGCCTGGAACAAGGTTAGTCTCATCTACTTCAATAATGAGGTTACCAGATAGTGCAGCATTGTCAATAGCCATACGCATAAAGCCATTCATCAATGTCTGTGTATCATCCATGTTCTCAGCGATACCTACACCAAAGAAGCTGTAGGGGTTGTGCTCATAAGGTACTGCATAGTAGGGGATGCGTGTAGGTTTGAAGGGGTTAAGTACAAAGCGAAGTACCTCACCGTTACATACCCAAACGTTACAGTTAACTTCATCTAGGTCTTTAAGCGACTTAGGGATAGATACCCCATGCTCTTCAAGTACCTCTACATCAACGTAGCCCCAGAACTCT